CAAGGAGGCCCGCCGTGACTGACGACATCGTGACCCGCCTGCGGCGTTGGGGTGACACCGTTGGCTCGTTCGGCATGATGCGTGCGCTGCATTACCAAGCCGCCGACGAGATCGAACGGCTGCGCGCCGCTGGCGATGCGCTTGCGACCGTCATGCAGTCAGGCTCTGACGCTGGCTGGGATGCCGCCATCGACGCATGGCAGGAGGCCCGACATGGCTGACAAGAAACTTCCAGAACAACTGAGCCTGTTTGACGACCTACCAGACTGGCCCGGTAACACACCCCCTAAGAACAGGGTGTCTGACCGTAAGGTAAAGAACACTCCAACCGATTCACTGAACGGAGCAAGGGGTAAGGTGTATCGTATACAAGGAGAGGACAAGGAGTTCTTCACCATCGGTGAACTGGCTCGCGCCCTCAACCGCAAGGCGGTGACTATAAGGTCATGGGAGCAGCGCGGTTGGCTACCCAAGGTCAAGTACCGCACACCCGCCCCCGCTGGGGAACAAATCCCCGGAAAACCTTCCAAAGGTCGTAGACTTTACAGCAGGTCTCAGGTAGGGTTCCTACTTGAGGCGGTCACCAAGTTCAACTTGGACCACTCCAAACTGGCCAACTGGTCAGGCTTCCAGAAACACATCAGGGCCAACTGGCCCGCAGACTAAACACACACACACGAAAGAGGTCCTAAATGGGACGTTACGACGACGACATTGACGAAGTTGACGAGACCGCCGCTGAGCAGTCAGCGGTTCTCACTCAGAACCACCCCTCCACTACACGTGTCATCAAGCGTGGGTGGGGTGCCGCTGACAAGGTGAAGAACGCTGACTCAGCCTTCGCCCAGCGGCTCAAGGTTGACGAAGACCCAACCATCATCAAGTTCTTGGAGGATGAGCCATACGCCTCCTTCCGTCAGCACTGGGTTGAGCGGCAGGGGCAGAAGTCGTTCACCTGCATCGCAGACCTTGACCCAAAGGGTTGCCCTCTGTGCGACGCTGGCAACCGCCCCGCTACGCGGTTCGCTTTCAACGTCGTGATGATGGAACCCGACACCGACCCTGCGGTGAAGTCCTACGAAGTAGGCCCTCGGGTCATCGACCAGTTGAAGAACTTCCACACCAACCCCAATCAGGGTCCGCTGTCGAAGCACTACTGGGCTGTGTCCCGCACCGGCAAGGGCACCACGTCGGCCACCAACCATCAGGTTGTGAAAGAGCGTGACCTCGCAGACGACTGGTACGGCATCCACCCTCTCACCGACGCTGACCTGCGTGACTTCCGCAGCAGGGCATACACTCCTGAGATCATTCAGATTCCAGACCGCAAGACCTTGCAGAGCATTGCGATTGAGGACTTGGACGACTGAGCCGTGGGTTCAGATCGTCACGTTGTGGGGGGCCGTGAGGCCCCCCACATTGTCTTTACAGAGGAAGAACTCAAGTCGGTAGTCGATGAGGCTCTTTCGGCGGGAGTGTTCTGCTTCGACGTTGAGACACGGGGTGTGGTCGACAGGCACCCCGATGTTCTGGCGCTGATCGAATCTGAGTGGGAAGCGCACGCCGCTACCCTCAAGGCTAAGAACGAAGATATCCTTAGGCGTTCTAAGGAATCCATAGTCGGTCGTTGGCGCAAGACGTTAGCCCTTGACCCCCTCCGCAACGAGGTCATCTGGCTTGGCATCGCCACTACGTCGAAGTCGTGGGTCATTCCGATGGGTCACCCCAACGGTGAGGTCATCCACCCTGCCCTCACAGGTGACGGGTCGACTACACCGCCTCCCGGCTACCGGAAGATTCTCAAGAACGGCGAGGAATCAATGGCTAAGGCTAAGTTCTTCAAACCAGCCGTATTCTCCCCTGCCCCAGCGCAACTGCCGAAGTCGGTGGTCTTCAAAGCCCTAGAGCCGCTCCTTTTTAGTGATGCTGTAAAGGTGGGCCACAACGTCAAGTTCGACGCGCGTTCCGTCCGCAAGTACTTCGATGGTCGGCTTCCCCTTGGGCCGTTCGCTGACACGATGATTGCCCAGCACATCGTGAACGAGAATCTAACCTCGTACAGCCTTGATAACCTTATTGGTACTAACTTCAATGAGTTCGACCCCTACAACGTAGGTGGGAAACTAGGCGCAGTCATCACAGAAGTACCGTTCTCTGCGGCTGCTAGATATCTGCACCTTGACGTTCGGTGGACTTGGCTTCTGTACAACAAGTTGTACCGGAAGATAAAAGCCAACACCGACTTGCTCGCCTGCTTCTATCAGGACATGGATGTACTGCGAGTCCTCATGGACATGGAGGACACAGGTATCCCCGTGAACCAACGGGCCATGAAGTCTCTTGGCAAGTCACTTGACCTGCGCCTCAACGAACTCCTGCTTGACATGTACCAGTACGCCCCACCGGGGTTCAACCCCGGCAGCACGAAGCACAAGCAAGAGTTGCTGTTCAAGGGTAAGCGCGAGGGTGGCTTAGGTTTGAAGCCGTCTAAGACGACTGGCACTGGGGCTGCGTCCGTGGACGAGGAGACTCTGAAGAAGTTGGAGTCGAAGCATCCCGTTATCCCGATGCTGTTGGAGTGGTCGGAGACAAAGAAACTTGTGTCAACATATGTTGACGGGCTTCTGCCCCAGTTGGTGAGGGGGCGTCTGCACCCATCGTTCCATCTCCACCGCACAGCGACAGGGCGTCTTAGTTCCTCTAATCCCAACCTGCAAAACATTCCTAGAGATAGCAGCGTCCGTAGCCTCTTCGTGGCCCCCGATGGGTACGAACTGTTGGTCGCTGACTACGACCAAATCGAACTGCGTGTCATGTGCATGTTCTCCCACGATAAGAAGATGAGTGACTTCTTCCTGTCCAACGAGGACATCCACTCCGGTGCTGCGGCCCTGTGCTTGAATAAGCCCGTGTCCGAAGTGACCCCAGAGGAACGACAACTGGGCAAGGGTGTCAACTTCCTCACCGCTTACGGCGGTGGCTATCAGAAGTTGGCCCGCACCACGGGAATCCCCGAAGACCACGCCAAGCATGTCATCGACCAGTACTACCGGCAGTTCTCAGGTATCACCAAATGGAAGCAGGCGGTGGTAGCAGAGGGGCGTAGGTTCGGGTATGTGACCACCATGTCAGGCCGTCGTCGTCGGTTACCTGACCTGCTCTCGTCCGACAAGGGCGACAAGTCTCGCGCAGAGCGTCAGGCAGTCAACGCTGTGGTGCAGGGGTCAGCAGCGGATATCTGTAAGCAGGCTATGGTTGACTGTGCTGAAGCCTTCCGTGACTCCAACGCTCAACTGCTGGTGCAAGTCCATGACGAACTCGTCGTAGCAGTTCCAGCAGGGGAGGCTGCCGAGATGCGTAGCATTCTTATGACCGCTATGGGCGACGGCAGAGTGTATGATGGAATCCCCCTGAAAGTTTCATGCCACTCAGCCCTTAGTTGGGCAGAAGCAAAGGGTAAATGATGAACGAGGCAGTATCCAAGCGCAACTTCTTTCTGATGCTCTCAGTATTGGGGGGACAGAAACTGGCGGCAGACGCCGGTTTCTCCCTCCCTTCTGAGGACGTTCAGCGCATCGAACTTCTTGACGTGTTCAAGAAGTGGATGATAATGTCGGGCACCGGCATTACCGAAGTGATAAAAGAGTGCGCCTCTTGGGCGGTAGAACTTAACGAGATATCAGGTGACATGTCATCTGAGGAGTTTAGTGACACCGTTGAGGCACTTGTCTCCTTTAGTGTTGCCCTTATCTCGTACTTCCTTGATTCGGGTACATTGAAACTTGGGGACTCCGTTGATATCTCTGAAGAGATGTCGGAGAAGTTCATACGGGAAATGTTCAAGTCAATCATTGAGGATTTAGATGAGTAGTGATTGGTGGTCACGGAAACTAAGCAACCAGCCTGCACCGGCTCGCCCCAGCCTGCCTCCGGTTCAAGCCCCCATTCGGTTTCCAGCCCAACCCAACTCGCCCACACTTACTCCCGCTGCTCAGAACACCCACGTGCTTGACCCCTCCAAGAACGCCACCGAGCAGATATCAATGGGGGATGCCATTCACCTGTGGAAAGGCGGGGAGGCTGCAAGGACAGAGGGTGGGCTTTCGTGCCCCTCCTGTGGCAGTCACCTCGTCTTCACTCGCGGCAACAACCGCGTGAACGGCGCACAACCAGCCCCTCGTTGTTTCTCCTGCGGATACAACGGGTCGTACTCTCAGGGAGAACAGTCCAACTGGACTGCATAACAAAGGAACAACATGTCTAAGGTTGATCAGCGCGAGTCGCTGGCTTCTATCATCGCTTCTATCAATAAGAAGTACGGCGATGACATCATCATCCAAGGTAGTCAGGTTCGGGAAGAACTCCCACGTATTACCACGGGCGTACTAGCGTTCGACCTGATGCTTGGTGGTGGATGGCCCACTAACCAGTGGTCAGAGATAATCGGAAACGAAAGCAGCGGTAAGACTGCTCTCGCTTATCGAACCATCGCTGCCAACCAAGCGCTTGACCCTGAGTGGATTGCCATGTGGGTAGCCGCTGAAGAGTTCGTCCCCGACTACGCCCAGTCCATCGGGGTAGACCTTGACCGCCTGTGGGTGGTGGAGTCCAACGTGATGGAACACGCATACGACCTAGTGCTGCGTGCTCTGGACAACCGAGCCGTGGACTGTATCGTTATCGACTCACTGCCCGCCCTCGTCCCCGGCGACGAGGCAGAGAAGGCTATGGACGAGTTCACCATGGGCTTAGGCGCTCGCCTCACTGGCAAGTTCCTGCGCAAGTCCTCCAAGTCACAGCGCCGGTCGATGGTGAACGATGACCGTGGCTGCACCGGCCTCATCATCAACCAGTGGCGTGAGAAGATTGGCGTTACCTATGGTGACCCCCGTACTACTCCCGGTGGTAAGGCCAAGAACTTCCACTACTTCGCACGCGTAGAGGTTGCTCGCGACGAGTGGATCAAGGACAAGGACGAAGCAATCGGCCAGACCATAAGGGCGCGCACCATCAAGAACAAGACGTACCGCCCACAGCAGACGGCCCAAGTCGACTTCTACTTTGCCAACGCCCGAGGGTTCAATCTAGGGGAGTTCGACACGGTGAAGGATGTAGTGAACATCTGCATCTCCATTGATATCATCACCCGCGCTGGTGCTTTCTACTCCTTCAACGGCCAGAAGTGGCAGGGTAAGGAAGCACTTGTGCAGGGAGTCCGAGAGGACTTGGACTTGCAGAATGATCTCAAGAAGATTGCTACGGATTACTTTCTCAAAACCACAAACTGATAGGAACACAACATGGAAACCCCTACTAAGACAGCACAAGAACTGTGGATCACGCGGGTTATAAACGGCACGTGGACTCCCGAGTACCTCGTCCCCGAGATGCAGCAGGCTGCAAAGTCCGCCGCCGCGGCTGTTGCTGAGTACAAGCGCGCCATAAGTGGATCATAAGAGCATTATGAAAGCCTCCCGTAAGCAGGAGGCTAGGTCTGCTGATACCTACAAGGGAAGCAGGAACGCAGGGTCTGGCTCTGGCTGGATGCGGAAGAACGATGTTCGGTCTCAGGACTTCCTCATAGAGAATAAGTTGACGAACAACGCCAAGTCCTATACGGTGAAGTTCACCGACCTGCGTGACCTCACGGTCAAGGCCGTGCTAGAAGATAGAACACCTGTTCTACAGTTTGACTTGGGCGGTAAGCGCTACGTCATTCTTAACGAAGACGATTTCTTGGAGATGATTAGTGACTGATACCCCTTGGTATCTCAAGAACTACCGCCAGTCCCTGCTGGGTAAGACTGGTCGGATTCTGCCCAAAGTTGAGTTGGCCCTTGTCAAGAAAGTTGAAGCCCGCAATGCACTACGGGATACCCAACACCTTCACCCCAGCGAGATAAGCAAGAAGGACTGGTGTCCGAGGGCGTCGTGGTACACCATCACAGGTGCTCCCAAGGCTGCTGAATCCTTTGCTTTCAACCGCCTCAACATCTTTGAGGAAGGCAACGCCATCCACAGCAAGTGGCAGAACTGGCTCTGGGAGTCTGGGATGCTTGTTGGCAGGTGGTCCTGCCGTGAGTGCAGCACGACGTGGTTCGGCAAGTCTCCCCTTGAGTGCCCCGACTGCCACGGCATTGACATCACCTACCGTGAAGTTCCCCTACGGGATGACGAGCACCGTATCATCGGCCACGCTGACGGGGAGATAGAGGACGACAAGGGGCGCGCCCTCATAGAGATAAAGAGCGTGGGTATCGGGTCTGTGCGCTGGGACAAGCCAGCGCTCTACGCTGACTACGAGTCGGGGAAACTCACCCTTGATGAGGTGTGGAAAAACATCAAGACCCCCTTTCCCGCCCACATTCGGCAGGGGAACATCTACATGCACTGCCGCAAGGTCGACACCATCGTGTTCATCTACGAGTGGAAGCCCTCACAACAGGTAAAAGAGTTTGAGGTCAAGTTCAACCCCGAGGTGGTCGCTCCCCTTCTGGAGGGCTGCAAACTCGTTATGAAGCATCTGGATGACCAGACTCCACCCGACCGTCCTACGTGGGCAGTATCCAAGACCTGCTCTGGGTGTAAGTTCTGCCCCTTCAAGAAGGAGTGCTTCTCATGAGGGTTATCAGCAGAGAGCAACAAGACCCACCGCTTACCAAGTTCCTTTACAAGTTCTCGTTCCCTGACCGCCCCGGCGACGGTGTTCCCGATCTCCCGGTGCATCTTGATGACCTTGACGACGCGGACCTTATGGATACGTATCGAGAGTTCATGGCATGGGTCTCTTATGCTAAGGCTGAGTTGGTTCAGGCGGAGGTAGCCGAGGAGCGCGAGGCGAACTTCTGTCGCATACTGGAGTCGAAGGTGCTCATAGAGCAATGGGGTGTTGAGGCCAAGGGCGACAGGGTCACCATCGCCAAGGCCCGCCGCGACATCGACCCCCGAGTCACCGCTCAGCAAGAGGAACACCGTAAGGCTCGCGCCTACAGGAAGATGGTCGAATCTGTGTTCGATAGGTGCGAACGCGGATCACAGTTGCTGTCTAGGGAGTTGACACGACGTGTGAGTGCCTTCCCTCGGACTTCTCGTAACGAAAGGTTCAGCCCATGACCAACCGCGCCAAACAGAAAGGCACGTCGTTTGAAACCCTCATCAAGGATTACCTCATAGGTGAGGGCTTCATCCACGCGCACCGCCCTGCTCTATCTGGCACTAACGACACTGGTGATATTAACGGTGTTGCTAATTCCGCTGGACGCAAGGTGACGTTCCAGTGCAAGAATCAGAAGCAGTTCGCTCTGAGCAGTTGGCTCAACGACACAGTTGAGCAGGCTGCCAGACTTGGGAACGCCGTTCCTGCGCTCGTTGTTAAGCGGCCCGGTAAGGGGAAAACTGTCCTAGGTGATACCTACGCTGTTATGCGGCTATCTGACTTGATTGACCTTCTCAAGTCCGCTGGATACCATTAACCTTTACTCCGACACACAACCTCTATAAGTTCGGAGTAACCATATGTCAAGCGACTTTGAAGCAGACGACATCGTCAAGGTATCGGGCAGCAGCAATCCCCAAAGCGTTGGGTCGATTGTCGCCCGAGCCGTAGTAGCAGGTAAGTCCCCCAAGATGCGCGCCATCGGCGCTAGCGCTGTGAACCAAGCCGTGAAGGCTTGCGCTATCGCCCGTGGGTTCGTCGCACCCCGCGGAGTTGATTTACTTTTTACTATAGGATTTGATGACATAGAAGGAGACAACGGTGAGTCGATCTCCGCTATCTCTTTCAAACCGGTATCCCGGTAACTGCTAAACTGTTGTAGTTCTTACTTTATGTTTAGGAGGACAGGTGGCTTCTATATCCCCTGAGGACAATGAAAAGTTAGAGGAACTAAAAAAGACTCAGACACGTGAGGAGGCGCGGGAAGCCGCACGCCAGCGTGCAGCCGCAAGGGACGCAGCGCCCAAAATGTCACCTGAGGAAGAGGCAGCCACTAAAGCAGAGGCTGACGCCGCGCGTAAAGAGCGTAAGACAACGTCCCGTAAGAAGTCACACGAGTCTCTTAAAGCAGGGGAGCGCACCGCCACCCCCCGTGCTTCTACTGTCAAACGCAGGGCGGAAATAGCAGATTTGCGTCTGCGTCCCCCCGCCAAGCCTTCTAACCGAAGTGAGGCGTCTGACCAAGTTGGTAAGCCCTTTGCCAAGACCTCTGAGATGCGCACTGGTAAGCGTCGCATCATGTTCCGTAAGCACTACGACGTGCTCACACCCGACCTACAGGATTACAAGCGAATCAACACTCCCGAAGTGGAGACTCCGGTTCCACCCGAACTGGTCGGTCGTGGTACCACCTCAGAGGGGACCCCACGCGAAGAAACGTATGAAGGTCAAGTCCAGCGGTCACTCTTTTTGTTTGGAGAAAACGTACATAAATCCCCTCAAAGAGAGGCTAGGGCAGGGCGCCTAGCAAAGGCTATGGGGCTGCCCAACCCAATTACAGAAAAAGCCCGCCTTGCTGACAAGCAAAGGGTTCTCTCCGAGCACCTTAGGGACCAAGCCCCCGCTACCACCGGCTACGCTGGTGCAGCGATTAGCCAGATGCGCGGCGTGCTTCCTGCCGTGTCCCCAGATTCACCCAAGGGTGAGGTCCCCACAGCCGCATACGAACTCGCAACTGACATCAACAAGAAGATTGGCAAGATGCAGACCGAGGTTCCGTCGACCGGGGTTATTCAGCGCACCAAGCGCCCCGCTGACACCACACTCCCACGCCCTACGCGACAGAGGTTCCGTAGGAAACCCGGATTCAAAGAGGGCGAGTGGGTAGAAGAGTCACTATTCCCAGAGCACATGGACAAAGAAACCGGCCAATCCACACGCATAGTGCGCACCCTGAAGGAAGTAAACCCCGGTCCTCGTAGCCGCACGGGTAAGAGAAACATGGCTTGGCGTTCTGTGGACCCCAGTGGTGGAACCCCCCTTCAGCCGCCGCCTGTCCCTTCTACCGAAGCCCCCGCGGGCACTCGTACCGAGGAATACGTGGCCGCAGTCAACGGCGTTCCAACCGAATACGCTAGGAGGCTAGAACTAGGTAAACGGTCTTTGGAGCAGCGCAACCCTGACGACTTTGAAGACCAAACCGCACGGTTATCATCTTCTGATGATATGAAGGAAATACTTCGTATCATAAAGACCGAAGCCGCCCCAGCGATTGCATCCCACGCAGCAGCAACCGCAGAACCCAAGCCCACTGGAGTTGAGGAAGACATATCAAACCCTGTGTTTGACGACCCCACCTCGTTCCGCGAAGCGGTAGTCGAACCCCGTGAACCGGTAACCCCTTATAACCCCAAACCCCGGTCATCCAAAAAGCGCGTTACCCGTTCTACCGAACTGGCTACTGACCTTACTGCTAAGCAGAAGGAAAAGGGCACAGAAGAACTAACAATGGGCACACGCACCACGAACGTGTTCCCCTCGGACATTGCTAGGTCAGAACGCCTCGCCGCTCAAAGAGCGGCTGAAGACACGAAGCACGAAGAGATGATGAAGCAGACCATGTCCCCTCAGAAGTGGCAATCCCGCCGACTGCGGCAGTCTGCCACGATGTTTGAAGGTATGAGTGGCTATGGCGGGGCAGCACGAAACATTCTAATTGGACATCCCTCAGTGCCTACCGGTGCAAAAAAGACCGGGGGAGCATCGTCACCAAACCGGACACCTAGGGATGGTGGTGGTCTAGCCGGTGGTCTGGAGCGCCGCGCTGAGCAGGTTCAGGCTAACAGGGAAGCCGACCTTGTCATCAGTAGGGACAGGCGCAACATGAAAGAACTGGGGCTTACAAAAAACTTTGAATACCAACGGTGGACTAATCCATCCCTTCCTAGCGAGTCCCGCCAAGCGGCAACCACCGGTTCTCTACTACGGAGACACATCCAGCAGCAGTCTCCCTCCCTCAGTGGTTATGGCGCAGCAGTTGCTGCTCCTATGCTTGCTGGGGTGGATAAGGGGATCGCACAAAGTCTTTTAAGGGGTCTCCCTAAGAGAACGTCGTCCTTTAACGCAGGCCACCTAGAGGCTAAGGTCAAGTACGAGCCGGGATACACATTTGAAGGCGAAGAGTGACATGGTTGTTACTGTATGAATAACAGACAGTTTAAAGATGACTATCTTAAAGAAGTTGAAGAAGATATGTCGTCTTTTAATTACTCTAAGAAGTACAGCAAGTTTATGGTAAGAGAAACCAAACTTCAGAAGCGTAAGAACAAAGCAGAGGACTGGTATGACTGAGAAAAAGAAAGCGAAGAAGAAGACTACCGCTATCCCCAAGAAGCCACTTCCTCGCCCAGTCCCAGTAACCGGTGGAGGCCAAGGCGGCTTCATGACCGGCATGGGAAATGGAATGGGCCTTGGCTAACCAACAGACCTTCACTCAGTGGAACACCAGTTACGACCCCCAGAGTTCCGCTCAGTCTTCCTCACCTCTCGGGCCTGCTCCTACCTTCCGTAGTCCACAAGATGCACGCCTATCGGCGTGGGGCACATCCCCTGACGTTCAGTACCCAGACGGGTATCTGGGCACGTCCACTTCTAACCGTCGTCAGGACAAACTGACAGCGGCTGTTATGCGCACCAACACCCGCTCTTACTCGCGGGGTGTGCATAAGGGTGAGCGCATCAACACGGGCGACTACATCTGGCCCGATGAGTTCAATCTTCTTACTGGTATACAGTTGGAAGCAAGGGGCATGAAGTTCGCCCCTTCTGGTGCGATGCCCACCCATCTTACTAATGATGGTAAAATGGGGCCAGCGGGAGTTTCCCGCGGGTTGGGTGCAGCAGACCAACCAATCATTGACGCTCAACGGCGTAGCCGTTTGAAGAGCCTTGCCCCCCCGTGGAGGTGACCTCATGAAGTTCGGACGCAAATCAAAAACCAAGAGCACTCCACCAAAAAACAGCAAGGCTAATTTCATCCCGTCCTCTGACCGTGTAAAGAAGGCAGAGGAAGAGCGCCAGTACACAGAGTGGAATGAGAAATCCTCTGACGATGCAGGTCCTATACAACGCCCCATCCCGGGTCTTCAAGTAGTTGGCGACACCCCTACTCGTAACGACCACTTCACCGCAGGCGCAACCGCCCACCACATCTATAACCAAACAGACGATTCCGACCCGGCTTCACCGCACGGAATCCCCCGCCCAACTAAAAGGAGTAAAAATGGGTAACCCAAATAACCGGCCCTACGACCAAGACGCTGACAACAACCCTCGTAAGAAGATTACGATCAGCACTTTGCCTAATAAGGAAGACAACACTAAGCGGGCCTCCGTGAAGAATCCCACGCCCGGAACTGCTGACAAGGCAAAGAACCTGAAGGCTGTCCCGAGCAACGCTGCAAAACAGCGCGCCAAACTAAACCAGACTCCTGAAGACAAGCGGGCATCCAACGCCCTTAAGAACATCCAGAAGAAGGGTAAGTAATGGCTAAGCACAGCAAAGAACACCCCGGCTTCAAGACCACACAGAAGAAGATCGCCAAGGAGCAGGGCATCAGCGAAGAACGCGCTGGTGCCATCCTTGCCGCTGGCGCACGTAAGGCATCCCCTGCTGCAAAGAAGGCTAACCCTAACCTTAAGAAAGTAAAGGGTAAGTAGACAGGTTGGCACGCCCGTGGCAGTCCCGTCAGGAGATGCTTACCGACCAAGCGTTGGAAGCAGCCATTAGTGACCCTGATACCATCAGGGCCATTCGTCCTGCCGTGCCTCAGCAGTTGTTTCCCGACCGCATGGGTTTGGTGAAGCAAGAGCCAACCGTGATGGACATCCTTAACACCGACCGCTACGCCCCGACGTTCAGGTCGTGGGTGTCTGGCCTACCTGTCATGCACTCTGAACTAACAGAGGGAACATTCGACGGCAGCGGCAGGTACTCAATGAACACTCTGGGAGGTGTGTGATGGCTGGTTACAACCCTTTTGAAACAGGAGACCCCTTCCTTAACAGACCTGAGATAGCCATCCGCAGGCTTTATTGGTCGACCCAGAACGACTTCGCAGCGGGACGGAGTTCCAACTTCCAAAACACTTCAGATCGTGCTAAATACGGTGGTGGCTTTTATGGTAATTCCATAGGCTCAACTCTCAACTCTGGCCCTCGTTATGCAAGAGGCACAATGATGGGTAACGTCCCTAACGCAGGGATAAACCCTAACTTCGATAGGCGGCTCGCTGGCCCTAACTTTGAATTAGGTAATGCAGTTAGAGCGGTCAATACGCTTGGAAATGGTATCAATGCTGTCAGAGGTGTTAGGGCTACTAACACCATCGCTAAGGGCATACAGCAACAGCAGCAGTCAATCGCTAACAGCAAAGCCCTTCAAAATAGAAACAACGCTAACGCCAGCGCGCCAGCAGCAGCGGCCCCTAGCAGTCGCACGCAACGACGGGCTGGGGCGTCAGCAGGAGCGAGCACTCCAGCACCCGCGACTACGACAGCCCAACCCGCTCCTCCCACTTCGCCAGTAACTCCCGCCCCCAGTAGCCGTGGTGCCCAGCGTGGTGCCGCCACGGGAACGGCCACAACCACAACCCCCGCACCACCTCCTACCCCTCCCTCCACTCCCGTGACGATGGGGCCAACACGCCGTGGTATGCCCAACCAAGGAACACCACCTCCTACCCCTCCCTCCACTCCCGTGACGATGGGGCCAACACGCCGTGGTATGCCCAACCAAGGAACACCACCTGAACTCAATACACCCGGAGGAACCGGTACCGTGCCAACGAACTGGAACAACATGAGTGAACACGACGTAGACCCGTGGGCGGCCTACATCGGCCATAGTGGCGGCCCCACCACCCAAGAGTTGCCTGTACAACCGACTGGCCCTACTCGTTCTACGATGTTTGAAAAGGTAAAAGGTACATTTCAAAAGTTACGGGGAGACAATACCCCCCAAGACCGTTCATCAGAACCCACAACAGAGATGAACACCACGGAAAAGCAGGACATTAGGGCGGCTCGTAAGGCATCCAACCGCTATAACAAAGAGTATGGCCCATTCTAACAAAGGACTAATCATGGCAGTTAACGACTCACGTTCAATGAACTCAGATATGAAGCAAGGCGCTAAGGACGGCGTGTACAAGCACCTCACCCCTAATCGTGGTGGTGTTGTTGAACTCAAGGATGTCATCAAGCGCGCCGATGAATTGCAGATGCAGTACAGCATTGCAACCCCAGAGCACCCTACGGGGTGCCCTTGCGGTTACTGCTGACCTTCATATAAGATAACGTCACCATAAGTTGACTCATAGGAGAACAACATGCCCCGTCTGCTTACCTGCAAATCATGCGCAACCATGTACAAGATGAAGGACTACGACGGTCCCGTTGAGTACGACATGGAACTCATCGAACTCTGCAACCGCCACCTTCAGCAGGCAGATAATCCTGACCCCGACGCACATCGCGCATTGATTCTGCGTTGTGACGATAAGACGTGGGAAGCCCTAGGTGACGAGACCAAGATCAAGAGTGAACTCGCTAAGAACGAGTGGGCCGTTCGGGAACTGCGCGATGACCTCAAGGTCGAAGCGCTGCGGTGCTTTGACCGTCATAACCGCCCCAAGGATATGTGCCTTGACTACGAGGACGACAGTAAGACGATTGGCCGTTCGATAGGGGTACCAAAGGAGCACCGCCAGTTCCTGTGCCACTACTGCCCCGCCAGCGCCTATGTAGTTCACCGCGCACGAGTTGCAAAGCGCATGTACGACTGACATGATTATTGTCAACCTATCAGTTCTATCACGGAGTGCTGATGTCGTAGGATCTCGGCAGCCCGTGCCCGAAGGACGAGCCATATGGGCTATGTTGTTTGAGCGCTACATGGGACGCCTCGCGGTGATATCCAACGAGGAGTACGACCGCTCACACTTCGCAGACTGGCTGAAGCGCGAAGGGTTCAAGGCATCCTTCTTTGAGTGCATCACCGAGCCTCACCCTGATCTAAAGGCCCAGAAGATACAACTCTTGGGTGCTGCGTTCGGAAGGGTGGAGTGGTACGTGGACACCGACCCTAAGACCTGCGCCGAGACAACTGCCCTTGGTATCCCCACCATCCTTGTCTCCGTACCGTTCGTTGTGCGCCCAGAGTGGGACCGCGGCAAAGAGATTCGTCAGTGGGATAGTCTCGTAGAAGAGATGGAATCACAGGCACTAAAGGCCGCTGAGAGAACATGGAGAGACTAGATGAAGGTGTACTTCGGCGGAGCCGAGAAGGGTTCGCACCGTAACCTTCTCCTCTCTAACGGTATCCAGCGCGTAGGTGTAAACCTTACGCACCTAGCGATACCTAAGACCAAAGAGTTCAGTATCCCTGATGTGTATAACAATGCAGAAGTTTTGCTCTACACATCAGAGGGAGATGAGGACGTATCCCGATATGGGGATTTCGTTAGGACTTACGCTGACGACCTATCAGTCATCATTGGTCGTCCCGACTTCGATGGGGAGTTTCTAGGTGACAAGTACGTACCGGTCTGGTCAGATGGCGACGACTTGGAAAGACTGGCGTGGCTTTGCCAGCGTTATGGGCGAGCAGCCATATCAGATAAAGCCATCACACCCAAGACCCTTCCTCGGATACGGTCACTATCGCAGCGTTGGGACGCCAAGTTGGTCGGGATTACGAGCAAGCCCGACATCATCGAAGCCTTACCATGGGATGCGGTAGTAGTTGGGTCATGGACTAGCGCCATAAGGTACGGTGAAACTCAGGTATGGGATGGCCACGGCCTCCGTAGGTACCCAGCGCAGCAGAAGGAAAGTTCCCGGCGCAAGCATCGCGCAGACATCATCCGTCTGGGCGTGGACTTTCAAGAGGTCATGGAAGATAACGTGACCGCTGTTGGAACACTTGCTATCAAGTCGTGGCAGCAGTGGGAGACTCGCACAGTTGGGGCCTATGACCCCTCCGAAGGTGACGACGAGAGTGAATTCTCTACACTTGATGATGAGCAAATAATTGCTATCGAAGGGATTTCACAAACCAGCGGTTTGGTGGATTCTAAGGGTACGAATATTGATATCACCCCCCTAAGAAAGCGGCACGACTCAGAGCGTCTGTTGCTACCGGTTATGGGTATAGACCGCATAGCCTCCATCGGGTCTAAAACCCTTACAGATCAAGGGGAATCCATCGAAATTGGCCCCGAGGAAACCCCTGTTATCCGGTATCAGTCGAACCCTCTAAGGCAGTGTAATAGTTGCTATCTAGCAGCCCGTTGCCCTGCTTTCAAGGAACATTCTGATTGTGGTTTCCGACTCCCCGTGGAGATACGCACGAAGGACCAACTCAACGCTGTTCTACAGGCCATGATTGAGATGCAGGCAAGCCGTGTTCTATTCGCGAGGTTCGCTGAAGAACTTGAAGGCCAAGGTCTTGACCCAGCCCTATCGTCTGAAATGGATAGGTTGTTCAGCCTTATCGACAAGTTCAAGAACATCAGCGATACACGTGATGTGTTGCGCATGGAAGTGGAAGCACGAGGCAGCAGTGGTGTGCTGTCCCGACTCTTCGGTCAGAAAGCGGGTGACGTTGCTCGGCAACTACCCGGTGGTGGACTTGACGGTAACCGTACCGACCAGTTCATCTCGGACATTCTTGATGTTGACGACTGACACCTCTGTGTGTATGATGGTCACATGACCACGAAAGACCAAGAGAAGTTTGATAAGGCAGTCCGCACCCTCGCCAGCATCGCCACGGTGACTCTCATGATGAAGTTCAATCAGGCGGTCTACGACCGTGCTTACGCTCGGGGCATCCACAAGCGCTGACAGGTGTCAGTTTATAATGCACTCTATGGACTGGTTAGAAGACGCACTGTGCAAGGGTATCAACCCCGACTTCTTCTTTCCTCCTCTTGACGCCCAGTCGCCCAACCACTACTACGCCATCGGCAAGTACGTGTGCTACGCCTGCCCCGTGTGGAAGGAGTGCCTCGCCTACTGTGAAAGCAACGATGAGGTATGGGGACTATGGGGTGGGTTTACCCCACAAGACCGTAAGAAGCCCCATACCCTACGGCATGGGTCCATAGAGTACAAACGCTTCGGATGCACCTGCCAAGGTTGTCGGGACGCTCCTAACTGGGATGATGTCTATGCAGATGTAGACACGCTACCTAAGAGCGGACAACCTTATGATCTACTATCCCTCGTATACGACTTGACAAAAGGATAACCATGGATACATCAATCCCCGTTTCCCTCATAGGTGGGACAGCCGAGGTCGCTCACGCTCTAGGTTGCCCCAAACAGCAGATTCACGCTCTTCGCCGCCGCAAAGACTTCCCGCAGCCCATTGGCAAGTTGGCGGCTACCCCTCTGTGGAATCTCAACGAGATACGGGAGTTCGGAGCATCATGGGTTCGTCGCAAAGCACTCTGAGGTTAGGCGTAGCGTCGGCTGACTGGACGCACCCCAGAGACCACGGTCAACCTTTCGACGTGTGGGGTGGTTCGGGATGGGCGCGCGTAGGCAAGTACCTGCCGTTGCTCCCCTTCACCATAAAGGTGGGGCTTCTGGCGTTCAACGGCTCCTATTTCATCATCATGGATAAAGACGGTAACCAGCATGAGGTTGATGTCATCATCATGCAGCGGCTTACTCACCGGGGCTTGGCTGAGAACATTCTCAAAGCCCGTGCCACCGGCCAGAAGATCATCAACGACATTGATGACTGGTACTGGGGTGTCGATCCCACGAACATGGCCTTCAAGTTTAACCACCCAAAGGAATACCCTGATGAAAACATCAACCACTACAAGGGCATATTGAGCAAATCAGATTTGGTAACGGTTAGCACTTCTTACTTGGCTGACCGCATTAGGCCATGGGTGAAAGCGGAGATCGTAGTAGCGACTAACACTGTCGATCTGAAGGCTTTCACTCCCCGAAAGCATGTCGATGATGGCCCTCCGGTAGTCGGGTGGGTTGGGTCTACTGCTCACCGCAGCCGCGACTTGGAAACCGTTGCGGGCATCCTGCGCCCTATGTTCAACAGTGGTGAGATAAGGCTTCATCACAGCGGCAACAACATCCAATATCCATCCTTTGCGTCACGCATTGGGGTGCCTTACGACGCGGTGACCACTTTGCCCCTCTCAAGGGCAGAGGATTATCCATCTCTTTTGGTTATGGATATAGGTATCGTCCCTCTCAAGGACACACCGTTCAATCGGGCAAAATCTTCGATCAAAGGTTTGGAATACGCCGCCGCGGGGATACCATTTGTGGCGCAAGCGCTTGACTCCTACATCGACCTCGCCGCTGACGGCATCGGTAGGATAGCCAAGCGGCCCATGAACTGGATCAAGCACCTCAAGTCTCTCTACTCCGCAGAAGTGCGGAATGAGGAGGCGGCTTTGAACAGGGAACGGCTCGTTGTCTACGACCTTCCTATCGGTGCTAATCGGCTTGCTGACATCATCTCTAACCTCTAAGGAGCCACAGTGTCGGTTGACACGAACGAATACATCCAACTCCCCCAACTAGCGTCATGGGGTAACGATGCTTGGCGGCAAGTAGCAGCCTGCCGAGGTACGGATGTAAACGTCTTCTTTCCAGAGAAGGGGCCGTTGTCGGTAATCAACGCTGGCAAGTCAAAGGTCTTCTGCATGCAGTGCAGCGTTAGGTTTGACTGCCTCAAGTTTGCTGTCGACAACTTCATCAAGGTGGGCACTTACGGTGGATTGTCTCCTACCGACCGGCGCAGCATCACCTCTGAGAACATCTCTGAAGAGCACACCAAGTTCAGGCTGACCGATGCCTACGCCACGCTGAGGCGTGCGAAGGACAAGACCCCGGTTGCCACGTTGTCCCGTATCATCGGGGAGACCGAAGAGTGGGTTAAGGAGCAACTCGCAAATGGCGGCGATTTCCTCTTCTGATATCCGTTGGCTCAACCGAGCCATCACCCAAGCAGAACAGGCCCCCCACGAACAATGGCGTGTGGGGGCTGTTCTCGTCAAGGGGGGAAGCCTGCTGAGCGTTGGCTTCAATCGTTACCGTAACGACCCGTCGCAGGTAGAACTGTCTGGCGTTTCATACCATGCCGAGGCCGTCGCTATCCGTAAGGCAGGGTTTTCTGACGGAGCCACCTTGTATGTGGCGCGGGTCACTAGGTCGGGTGACCTTGGTAGCGCTAAGCCGTGCGCTAGGTGTCAGGCGTTGCTTGACAAGCATGGGGTGCACACCGTTGTGTGGACTACCCCTGACGGCTTACTCAAGCAACGAGCACGGCAACTATTACTTACCGCTTGAGCGGGGTCGTGCGTGACCGATGTGGAAGAACCCACAGTGCGGGCACTTGTACGCTTCCATCATTCCTCTACCACTGCCACCACCCATTACGGTGGGCGCTTGCTTTGCAGCGCGCTTGGCGTCTGCCTTGCTATGGAACGTGCGCTTGAGATGTCCTTCCTTGGTTCGGCACTGGGTTTCTTCGCTGAATACTTGCTTGAGTGTCATCACGCCACCGGCCACACATAGGGAAGGTCGTTAGGGGTATCAGGCCACATCGGGCCGTAATGGTCTGCGTACTTGCGGATGAGGTTAGACCGGTGGGATTTGATTACGTCCGAGTCCCACAGCCACCGGGGGAAGTCCACCGTCTGTTGGTCGTCCATAAACTGCTTCAAGTACACGGTCAGTTTGGGTTTGAGGGAATCTTTGTAACCCCTCTTGACCCACTCGTCACACATCGCGATTCCATAGAGCGTCAGGGCCAACTCGTAACCGTCCCACATCTTCACGGCAGGGTGGTGCCACCACCCCTTCTGCTCTCCGGTGAGAGCACGGATGATTTGGTACACCTCTACTCGCTGCTTACCTAATCTCTTCATATCAAGTGTTCTGGCCGTTTCACTGAACAACGGCCCGTGGGGAACAAACGTCTGCATGGTGGCTCCTAGAGTTCTTTTTGTAGTGTGTCAGGGTTGTAACCGATATCCCAGAGGAAGTCTCGTAGTCTTGTTATCTCTGCTTGCAATGAGTAGTAGAGATGCTGCCGTGAGATGTTCTCAGCCAGAGCAGTCTTTTCCAAGTGGTCAGGGTTACAGCAAAGGGTATTACGACATAGGTGGTCAAGGGTTTCCTCCTTGGTGAGTGTCACGTGCTTGTGCTGTTCGTATGACCAGCGGTGGACTTGGTACGCCTTACCTCCAACGTACATGCGCCCATACCCCTTATCAACAGGGCCGGTCCACGTCCAGCAGGGTGAGTCGTCCCCATCGAACTTCTTGCTTCGCTTGTCAATGAACTTCCAGAACTTGTCCTCGGGAAGTTGTGTCTTCTCAATAGCGTGCAGCACACCATCACGCTGTAACTGCTTGTAATGACTAGCGCAAAGGCCCTTAGCCACTGCCTTGTTATTACACACTGGGCCTCGGCACATGCTCATGCGCACTCATACCCCGTTGGCATCAGGATTTCAACACAGTCGTCATCTTGTGGGTCTGACGACACCGTGGGGTTGAGGCAGGCATGCAACATTGCGATGGCGAACAGAATCCAGAACACCATCCACAGCCGCTCTTTGGTTTGGTTACTCATATCGTTCCTTTGGACGGCGCAGCGGTTGCTGCGTGTTGGGGTCGTAACGCAAAGAGGGGGTGGAGGCGAACCCCCACCCCCTCTGTTGCTGTTTGGTCACTCCGTGACAGTGGTCTTGCGGGGGGTACCTTGGTACACACGCTTCATCACGTCGGTACGGGTCTGGCGCAGGATACGCACTCGCTGGTACACCGTCTGGGTGCTGCAACCGAACTGTGCAGCGATCTTGCTGGGCTTCTCGCCACCGTTCCAGAGAGCGATGAGCCGGTTAACAGCCTCGTCGCTCCATGCGATGTTCTTACGGGTGGTCTCGGGCTTGTTAGCGCCGGTCACCGCCGACATCAACTTCTCCTCGGGGAGGTTGCACTCCCGTGCGATGAGGCTGAGGATGCGCCCGTGGGGCATGTCCTCTTCCATCAGCAGGTGGATGAGGGTCTTGATGTCAAGGGTCTGGGTGTTGGTTTCGTGGTTCATTTCACTTGATCCTGATTTGTGTGTATGGGGTTGTGGTTGTGATCTGGTCAACGACTGTCTTGTCAATCTTACCGCTTGTAATGGCTGCGTCAACCAGTTTGCTCTTGACTTCCTGCTCAGTCACAGCGGAGAACACCGCTGGCTTCACAAGATTCTTGAGAAGTGAAGCATCGAATGACCGCTTAGCGGAGTGCACGAGAGTGACGACCTTACCGTCGCACTCTACGGTTGACAACCCCTGTCCGATCATTTCTGCCTTGATGATGGTTTCCAGTACATCAGCCGCCTCTTGCGCCGACTTGGCAGCGGCCCTAGTGGCGAGGTACTGACGGATGGTCTTGTTAAGTGATTCCAGTTGGGAACTCATGGTAGGTATCCTATCTAGGTGGTTCTTGCTTTGCAACTACTTGTCACTTATCAGTGTTAGTGATGTAACTGTTATATGCTTGACGTATTAAGGAAATGGGCTGATACGGCCAGCACCTTAGCCCACTTCTTAGCGACGGCCTCGTCGTAGGTGGAGCACACGACTGGGCATGCGTGGTCACTCAAGTACACCTTCACTAAATACCGGCTCCTTGTGGACTCCCACCTCACTTCAACGTCCGTCCACACAATCTCTTTGACTCTGATCACGTGGTACTTCTCACGTCCGGGGTTATCTACGACGATAACCCCGCCTACTGGCTCGTCTGGGTAAAACTCGTCCTCGTTCATTCTGTCTCCTGTTCTACCTGCTGGATAATGTCACTCCACGTGATACTGAGCATCCCGTGTGGGGCATCTGCCTCTTCGCCCCACACGGAGAATCGAACACCCTCAGCGTCGATATCGACGTTGCACGGCGTTCCGTTGACTATGACCGTTAGATCATCACCTTCGGTTACATCAATGTACATAACTCCGCTGCTCATGGTCACTCCTTATCGGTAACTGTCCAACACTCCCTCTTGGATACCCTCCAAGAGGTACTCTCCCTCGCCGTCGATGAGTTCACCAGTGGCGAAAGCCTTCTGCTCAAGAACCGACCACAACCGCTCGTCAATGGTCCAGCGATTCTCAAGGCTGCACAACGTAACTTCCACGTGTACATCGTGGGTCTGGCCGATGCGGTGCAGTCGGTCTTCGGCCTGCCGCAAGTCAGCGGGTGTCCACGGCAACTGTGCCACCACCACCTTGTGATTGAGTCCACCGCCGTGGAGGGTGAGGCCCACACCAGCAGCAACGATCTGCCCAACGAGCACACGTGCTGCCCCGCTGTTGAAGGCGTCGACTGCCTCCGTCTTCTGTTTGTCAGTCATACCACCCCTTACCACGGCACATCCGTACTTGATAAGGCCGTCATACAGAGCGTCCATCACATCGACGTTCTCCGCCACCACGAACACACCGCCCGGTTCCGAGTCAAGCAGTTCTTTCACGTGTTCGATGACCCCTCCCACCTTGGCCATGCCAGCAGTCCTACGCAACAGGCCCATCCGCACCAGTGCTTCCGACTTGAGCGCACCACTGATGCTCTTGTCCTCGCCCTGCAAGAAGGCGATAAGGTCGTCTTCGATGCGGGGGTAGTCACGGGCTGCCTTACCCGAACCTTCGATAGCGATAGCAGACCTGCCCTTGTTAGGCAACTCAAGCACATCATCTCGCTTACGGCGCATCATGAACGATTGCATTGCTTGGTGCAAGCCCTGCGTGTCGTTGTTACCACGAGAACCCCATGAGTTGACCTTGGGGCAGTAGTAGTTCCAGAACTTACCCTTACCGCCGATAGCGGTCCATGCCTTCTGTCCGAGGATGTCCAGTTGGCCCGCCAACTCAGCGTGCCTACCGTTGGGAGTCGGGGTACCGGACAGCAGAACCTTGCGACCAGTAACACCCCCAGCGATAGTCGTAAGCGCCTTGGCACGTTTGCTGTCGTGATTCTTGTGGCGGTGCGCCTCATCAACGATGAGCGTCTTGACGCGCCCAGTCAACTGTGGCTCCCAGTGGGTGAGCACGCTATCGCCCACGATGTACAGGTCGACGTTGGGAAGAGCACGTGCCCTAGTACCGTCAATGACGATGCCCCGCAGCCACGGTGCGAACTTCTGGATTTCACGCACCCAGTTTGTTCGCAGACTTGGCGGCACCACGATTGCGATGGGCGTGAGTCCAGCGTTCTTGGATGCTGCTGCGATAGCGATAGCAACCGCCGTCTTACCCAACCCCATATCAAGGGCTAGATAAGACGACTCGTTCGTAAGGGCAAAGTCACGCGCCTCCTCCTGATACGGCAGCAGGTCCAGTTGCAGGTCGACCGGGGCCAACGCCGTCACCGCTGGGGTGCTGGGGGTAGCGGTTGTATTGTCAATGGCGCTAAGGAAGTCATCCAGTTCCATCACGCGTCCTTTCGGTTAGGGATAGTCACTTCTGCTATTACCTTGTTAACTCGCGCACCGTCTTCAAGAGCCATTGCTTCGCTCTCCAAGGTGGTGGCCAAGGATTCTTCAAGTGCCTCGGATACATCAAGCATGAGTTTGCCGATGTCATAGTGATTGAGCGCTGTGGCCTCATCTTCCATAACGAATGTAACTGTTACATCCAACTTGAAAGAGAGATTACGCTTCGGATAGATTTGGCTAGGGTGCTGCATAGTTGTACGGTTCTTTCATGCTCGCTTTGATATTGTCAACCATCCACGGGGCGATACTTGTAATGATGTCTAGGTAAGCCTGCGCCACGTCCTCATCATCTGCTGAGAACGTGACTGTGATTTCGTAACGCATTGTTATCTCCTTTACGCCATGAACCCAGCGAGGGACTTGGTGAACTCAGCGGGCATACGCATGAGGTCATTGATGGCCACACACGCATTGGGATTCTTATTCCTGAGGATGGCAGTGCTGTACATACCGAACCCCAGCAGCAGGAAGTACCTGCCGGGGCTACCGAACGGAGACAGCGACGGGGTATCAGACCAATCACCATCGGTAAGGATGAGTACGAGATGACGCCGCTTGTCATGTCGCTGCGAGTCAAGCATCGACAGGATTGCAGCCGGTTCGGTACCACCGTTGGCGTAGACCAAGTAGGGAGTAGTCTGCTCACCCGCTCGGTACACCGCACCCTCCACGCTATTGAACGTGGAGACATCACAGGGAATATCCAGTTCATCACAAGCGAGTCGGATACTGAGAGCAGCAACGGACAACTGCTTGGTGTGATGCTCCATGGAGTACGACGTGTCAAGCACGACGGACACCGACAGGTCATAACCGTGACTGCCGCTATCGTCAAGACCTGACCAATAGTCGGTGTCCCCCGGCTCCCGCATCACATACGCAGTCGGGTCAAGCACACCCATCTCCTGACGGAATCGCCACGACGGGTTGGTCTGGTCAAGCAGATGCTCCAGCGAGCCGATGATACCGCCCTTGATGGTAATGGCCTTAGCGATGCTCTCTGCGTCCATCGGCTTCGCCGTGGGGTCACGCTTGAGTTCTTGGCTCAGTTCTTCGTTGACCTTGGTTACGAACGACCGGACATCACTGTTAACCGTAGGCTTGACTGATTCAAGGATGTCATTGATCATGTCCTGCACGTCACTCTGTCCCCGCCCAGCACCGTTACCCTTAGACGCAGCCTGACCGTCGTTGATATCGCCGTTATTGTCGTTACCGGGTTTGGGGCTGTTGCTACGGGATGGGGTGCTGCCGTCGTCATCCTCGTCCTCGCCGTCACTGTCGTCTGGACCAGCGCCCGATTGCGACCCTGCGTCGTCCTCGCCAGCGTCAGGCTGCTGCGGCTGGCTGGGGCCACCCTGACTGTCGTCGGGGGAGTCCTCATACTCGTCGTCGTCAGCATCCTCGTAGCCGGTGGCACCGTCCATATCGGGGAGTTGCTTCGGCAGTTGGCTACCGAATCGGTGCGACTGATGCTCAGACTCATGCTTAGTGCCCATAAGACCCCACTGCATCATCAGCGCATGGAAGTCACACAGAGCATTGAACAGTTCCTCGTCGGTGCGAGCCACCCGATACCTAGCGACAGCGGAGTCGATGAGAGGAACCAAGGCAGCGTTGTGCTTCTTGGCCAGTTTGCGCATTGACTTACGCAGGTCATACGGCAGATACAGACGGCCTGTTACATAAGGCCACGAACCACCAAGGTCGTCATGGTTGACCACCACGTTGAGTGCAGTCGCTGTGTAGTAGTTGGCCAGCACCGGTGACACAGTGACCATGGCCATCTCCATGCGCTGGTCTTCGATGATGTTCCAACTGCGCTGCATCAACTGCTGGTCACCCCGGTCGACCTCACGCAACCTCCTCGCGCGGTCACGAATCTCATCGGTCGCCCCGGACGTCTGAATCTTCTCAAGGAGGTGCATGAACGGGAAGGTGTACAGGATGTGACCACCCTCGTGGTACACAGCGCCCTTGATTGTGAACACATACTTGGCGACAGACTCAAAGTCTGTGAAGTTGAGGCCCTCGGTCTTGGCTGACACATAGATGCGCTTGAAGTCCGTGTAAGCCTTGAAGTCACTGCCATGATACGGGGGCAGTTGCTCCACCTGCACGGGAACGTCCACACCGAAAGCACCAAGCACCTTGTGTGCCAAGTCCGCCGTACTGTGCAGCAAGGCACCCTGTGATGATTTCTTACGGTCGTTGACTTCCTCTGCCATGCGCTTACGGCGCAGCAGAGTCTCAAGAGCGTGCGCTCGTTGAGTACCAAGCGCACGCTCCTTCTCTGCTTTGAGGGTGTTACGAACGCTGGAACGACGATTGTTAAGTTGCTTCTTATCCATGTAGGTCATCAGAATGCACTCCATCCCTCGTTGTTAACGGTTACAGTCTCGTCAATGACTTCCTCAGCGGGAGTCTCTTCCTTGGGCTTACGGGCCTCTTCCTCAGCCTCCAGCATCATGCGGATGCTCTTGTCGTTGATGATTTCTTCGACAACGGAAGCCTCGGCCTTACTGGTGAACTGCCCGCTGAATGCCCACAGGGCGAAGTCGACACCAAGACCGATGAGGTCTTGCTCCAACCGCTGCAAAGCGGAGGTGCCGACAGGGGTTGTGATAGCACGGGTCTCACGTGCAGTACGGAGAGCCTGACCCAGCAGCCTGATAGCAGGCGACTTGATGAGGCGCTTCTCTACTTCCTCGTCATAACCCCAAGGCAGCCACACGAAACGATTGGCGAATGCCTCGTTGGTCTTGCTCATACCGGCATAACCGGGGTTGTAGGTGCACAGCGTCCACAAGTCGGTGGAGCACTTGGTGACCTCGGGCATGTAGTTGCCGTGCTCGGTGCGAATCGGCTTGCGGTAGTTGGTGAAGTAACGCCGGTCATCCAACACGGGGTGGATAGCCGACGTTACGTTACCGGGAATTGCATTGACCTCGTCAAGGTACAAAATGCCACCCAGCCGCACTGCGAGGGCGACGATACCCTCCATCCAGCGCAACTCACCGGAATCGTCGGGACGATACTGACCGAACAGGTCGTGGTCGGTGATAGCGGACGAACCGGCCAGAGTAAACACCGGCAGGGGCTTGCTGAGGCCCATGCGCTCAGCGATGACGAACGCCATGACCTCAACGAGCATCGTCTTACCGGACTGAGTGTCACCGACGAGACCGACGTTGGTTGCATAACCGCTGCTATCACGGCGTGACCAGTAGTTGACGAGCACGTCGATGTCCTTGATGTTCCCCGGCAGAGTACGGGACACGTACTCCTTGAGAATCTTGGGACGGGTCGGACGGAACTGGTCAAGCACGGGGTCATCCAGCGACTCAATCTTGGTCACGGACATAACGACCATTGGATTAGGTGCTGTAACGGTTACAACATGGGACGGGGCGGCGGTTGCGACGGGAGGCTGTCCGGGCAGCATGACCAACTTGGGGATTACCCACTCGTCACCGACACCGTCGATGTTGACGAGAATCTTGCGCTGGTTATACATACCGTCAGGGATGACCGCAGGGTCGATAACGGTGGCGTGAAGTCCCCCGAACGGGCCGCTCTTGATGACGACACGCTGCTGGGCACGCAGTTGCTTGGCACTAGCCATTGTGGTTCTCCTTGTATTCAGGGTTGGATTGTAACTTGTTACATCTTGTAAATGCTGTGACCTTTGTCACCTAGCGGCAGCGCGCAAGTCGTTTGCCAACTTATTGAACTTCTGGAACACAGCGTCATTGAGAGCATCGTACGGGTCATACGAAAGGTCGTCCTCATCAATGTCAGGGATTTCAGGATAAGAGGCGCTTACATCCATAACGGTTTCACCATTGCGGATGTATTCACCACCCATGAACTCCATGCCGCCCTCTTCGTAGACGATAACGAACTTGAGGTCGGGGAACAACTTGCTGATGCTGATGATGGCCTCAATGGGAGGACTCCATGCGGTGTAGAACACGTAGTGCAGCCCCTCACCCGCTTTTTCTCTGTGGGTGTGGCAGTCACCCCACTTGGTGCCCCAGTTCGTGATGCACCAGTCGTACCACCCATCGCCCAAGTCGTCAGGAATAGGTAGGAAGGTTTTGATGATTGACAAGTCGTCCTCGGGCTGGGCGCCCTCGTCTACCTGAGAAGCGAACTTGTCAAGGGATTCCTTATCCCCTGTAATGTAAAGATGGTTGAAGCACCAGTTAGGCATCTCAGTTCTCCATGTAGTTGAACGAGGCGGGCGACTCTACGAGCGAGACCCACCAATCACCTGTGACAATCATGTCTTCGCACCACTCCACCGCAGTGCCCATGTCATCAAACGGCCCGTAATAGTCGAATCCCTCCACGGGATTACCAACGATTGCGATGATCATTCCTCATCCTCTCCGGGGTAGCACTCCTTGCATCCCCATTTTCCACAGCCCTCGTCATCGTCTGGCTCATCACCAGCAAGGGCGCAGCCCTCACAGTACAACTTGTCATACTCTTCATCCTGCCAACAGTCAATCCACTTGACGTAGGCAGGGCCATCCTCGCTATCTACGAGAATCGCTCCGATGTAGTCACGGCATGAGTCGCACTTCCACTCGTCTACCGGACCAACGTAATCGCCCTCATCATCCTCATACTCTCCGCAGTCGACTTGCTTGAGTACGCTGTTATCGGGCTGAGTGGTAAGCCACCTATCAAAGGGTGTCATTGCTCCCCCTCATGTTGACGGGCACCACACTCGGGGCACAACTGCGCCGACTCGCCCACGTTGGCAGACGTTACGGGCTTGATGAGGACGGCTATGTACCACACCGACCCCGTCAACTCGTCACCACAGTCGTCGCAATACTCTGTGTCGATGTAGTTGCCCATCCACTCTTCGTAGAGTTGTGGGTCGCCGGTGGCTGAGTACACAGCCAACACCCGCTGCCGGTCACGTTCGATAAGGTCATCTGTGTCAGACACGGTTCATATCCTCCATTGTAACGGTTACAGCCCATGAGGCAATGATTGTTTCTGCTTCTTGTTGTGATGGGTAACGCCAGCCGAAACGGGCAGCACACGTGGCCCCGTAACCAGCGGCAATGGACCGGGCGTCGGTTAGCGTGGGGTCTCGTCCTTCCGCTAGGCACACAACGCACGTGCCCTTACCATCCTTGCTGATGGTGCGCCCGAGTTCAGCCACCTCCTTGTCCGTCATCATCGCGTCAGGAGTGCAGCCTGTCAAGGCTTTCTTACCGGTGTATTCCCAACGACCGGCGAACGACTTGCTAGTGATGTGCCCACTACGAGCACGGTAGGCGAACACCACGGTGTCCCCCACCTTATAGAAGCCAACCTCAGGGTCAGGGATATTGTAGATATCCTTCTTGATACCTTTGAGGTTGTTGATGAGGCGGCTCGCCTCCCACGAAGTGGTGGGCGGCTTGAGCCATTCCGGTGCAGGCGTAAGCCCCTGCCTCCGCTCCTGCACTAGGACTTTTATCCAGTCCATTTGCTTTTGTGATGGTTGGTTCATGGTTCCTCCAAATGTAAGAGGGAGGGGTTTCCCCCTCCCTCTTATCTGTCTTGGTTGTGTTGTAACGGTTACAATGCCCAAGGGGCATAACAATTGCCCCATGCCTTTCGTGCGTACTCGCATAGACGAGCAGCACTCCAGATGTTGTACGTCGGATTCATGAGCAGCCATGACGTGACTGGTGCGCCCAGTCGCATGGTCAGGTACTTATGGTTCACGTCGTTGATCTGGAGCAGACCCGAGTCACGGCTCTTCGACCGTACATCAGGCGTGCAGCGGCTCTCACGCCACATCAGTCGTGACATGCGGTTCACGTCCCATCCCCCCTTAGGGGCAAGGGCCGCAAGTGCAGGCTCGTACTGTTGACACCTCCCAACGGCAGCGTCTGCCTTAGCAGGGAGGCCCGTGAGGGCCGTGGTAGCCAGAAGCATTGCAGCGAGTCGTCGCTTCATGCTTTCTCCTTTCCTAAGACCCACTTGACGTGGGTTTCGTAATGGTTCCGTAAAGTTTACCAGTCGTGCCTCCAAGGCACAACCAACTCCTGTCAAAGAGTTGGTTGTGCCTGAAGATCACAGGTACCTGCTGATGTTCTTCAGCATCGACACGTTGATACGGTCGTCGGTGGTCATCTCCAACAGTCGGAGAATGCCTTCGATCTCTGAGATGTCGAAGCGAGTCGGGACGCTGCAATCAATCTGAGGGCGCTCCCCCTTGTACTTCTCAGGGAACTCCAACGTGATGACTGCATTCCATTTTTGGGCGTAGTAATCCTCACGGACATGGATGTCTACCTGTTCGTTCTTGAACTTGCCGGTCAGCACGTCCTTCTTGAACTGTTCGATGTTCTTCTTGCGGGCCTTCTCGTGCGCATCCATCTCCTTGTCGTACGCATCCCAGACGACCTTGGCCTCTGCGACCTTGGTGCGAAGAGTGTTGATGAGGGTGGTGCGGTCTACACGGACAGTAGCCATTGTGGTTCTCCTACTTGTTGTTGTTGTTGTCGTTGGACTTGTTATAGTTACGAAGTCGGCACGCTTGATGCAGTGCGTTGTTCTTCATTGTCTTGTCATACCACTCTGTAACAGTTACAGTGTCCCAGAGCACTGCATTGTCAAGGCTTATGATTGCTGGTTCTGGGAAGTCAGGACGAACTACCCACGCTGCTGCTGTTACTTGCTTCACTCCGAAGAGCATGGCAAGTCCAGTTTGGGTGAGCAGGTTCATCCCATTTGGATTTTCATGATTGGGGTACATGGCCCAATAGTTGCGTCGTACTGCCATCACTTCACCATCCACATGACTGGGATGAACACGATAAGGCTGATAAGAGCCGCGATAGCAGCACGGCGCAGTTCGTCAGGCATTCTCCACCCCCTCTGTTTCCAGCATGGCGCTGGCTTCGGACGCCAGACGACGGAAGAACAGCGCCCGCTGAAGAGCGTCCTCAAACAGCAACGTAACGCTTGTCCCATTGTCCCGCAATACTGTATGCGCGTACGGGGCCTCCGAATGGTAATCGAACTGCGGGTTGCTGACGATGATGTTTATGTTCACTGGTTGCTCCAGTCCTTATTGCGGAAGTGTTTGCTTGCTTGGATTATGATTCGGTCACCGGCCCTAACACCGGGAAACCCGTCGGGCCACATCTCTGGGCGGCAGTGCGGACACGGCACAAGGTCCGTGTCGTCACGTACCGGCACCTCAATGGTGCCCTCGTCTCGGCATGTCATGCAACTAGTCACGGCCACACTCCTTGTGGTAGTGACTCTCGTCACCCGTTGGCGAGACTTTCACCCACGGGCCTGAGTTCGGGTCGATGTGCTGGCCGCATTTGCGGCATTTACGCTTATTCCAATGAGTCTTCATATCTCTCCTTGTAACGGTTACAATTCCCAGCGGTCTTTCATCCGCTGGATGGTTTCTTTCGGCACGTTGTGGACGTTCTGCCACAACGGGTCACCCTCGCAGGTGATGACCTGATACGTTACGCCCTCGTCTTCCGCAAGGGCAACGTACTTGGCAAACTCCCAGCGCTGGGAGAATGTGTTGGACACGGCCACGGTTAGGCCGATGCGGAGTCCACGTGCCACCGCGATGTAGCACTTGTCGTGGCACTCGCGCAGGCGAGTGGGGTCGAACTTGTAATCTCCCTGCTCATCGACCATGTACTGGTCGGCCTCACACACAAGTTGTGCCAACTTGTGTGCCAGTATGGTCTTACCCGAACCGGGCAGACCCCTTACGATGTACAACATCATTCTTTCCCCTTTTCCCTTTTGTATCGAAGAATGGCTGAACTATACCTATTTCGGTATAGTTGCGCGTTGTCGTCAGCCACGGTCGGCCTGCTTGTCATCAGGATGAACAGGGCCGATCACCTTGCTCCACGGTTGTGTCAGTAGGTCGTAGTGCTGTTGGGTGAATCCGCGCTGGCCGATTAGGTCACGAATGACAAGTCCCCGAGCGGCGGCCCGAACGGCGTCCTGAGCGTTGTACCAACCGTCGTACCAATCGTCGTACTGAGCGTCGTACTGAGCGTGGTCCTGAGCGGCGCCACAAGCGGCGGCCCAAGCGGTGTACCAAGCGTTGTACCGAGCGGCGCGCCGAGCGATGTACTGAGAGGCGTCCTGAGCGTCGTCCTGAGCGTCGTCCTGAGCGGTGGCCCGAGCGGCCGATAACCGCTTTAGTTCGTCGGTTGTCAGCACTGCGGCACGGCGCACCAACGCAACAATCTGCTCCCACTGTGGGCCGAACGTGTCGGCAAGATCAGCGTCTGTCACTTCAAGGCCTGACACGATCAAGCGACGCACCTGTGCCCAATCAGTGTTGTTGTTGTCGTTCCAGTTGGTGCCCCAACCTTGCAGTCGTGCCACTTGTTCAATGAGGTAGGCGTCACCCCGTTGCGGCTGGCAACGACGAATCGCACCGTGCAGGCACATGGCGGTGTCGTCACCCCACTTGCCTTGAACCCAGTGTTCGCCGTTCTCGCCCAGCAAGTTGAGCAGTTTGGTTGTGTCGATTTTGATGTGCATCGTGTTTCCTTTGTTTAGATCGTCAGCCACGGCAGGCCTCCTCCCATGCGGTGAGCACTTTGTCATGGGAAACGCGTTCCTGCTGGATGCTCGTTGCGTTGACCGTTACCCATGCGTGCAGTTGGTTGCCAGCGTCACGCAGGCGCACGATCTCGTCAGCGGCGGTGGCAGCGAGGTCGGTCACGTCGCTGCCTTCTTCGGCCAGCCATGCCACATGGCGCAGTCGGGTCACGATGTCGTCAGTCACGGTCGGCCTCCTTTTTCCTTTTGTATCGAAGAATGGCTGACAGACGCTCGGCGCCATGTTGAGAGTAGAGGTGTTGCTGCTCATTCATCTGCCTGAACAGCAACTCACGGAACTCGGGGTCGCTTTCCATCATCTCTGCGCCCAAGTCTTCGGGCACGTAGTCACGGCGTGGAAAGTCCACGCCGTACTTCTCCTCGCTAATGGCATAGCGAGGCATCCTGTAATACTTCATTGCCCTCCCTTCATCCATGCGCCACCTCCATGTCGTAATCGAAGGTGATGATGGCCGGTGCTTCCACACCGGAGAGGCACTTGTGCACCGTTGTCATGTAACGACGACACTCGGTTGCACCGGGCATGCGGAAGAAATCGGCCCGCTCGTAGACCGGCAGGGTGTCGTTGCCGTCCCAGTAGCGGGCACCCTTGCAGAACTGCACGAAGCAGTCGAACGACGCCTTGGGGAGGCGCTCAGCCTCGGGGGTGCACACGACGTGCGCCCACGGGAGGTCGATTGCTTCCTCTTCGGGACGGTCGCCCCGAAGAAAGTCGATGACCTTGTGGTCGTAGGTGGTTCCCATGATGCCCCTTTCAGGGTTAGTGATGGTTACAGCGGCGCGGGATTGCGCCCTTGTCATGTCCTGTGACGGACACGGCCAACGCCCCACAATAAAGTGGGGCGTGGGCGTGAGAGTCACAGAAGTCGTGTCCACCCAGTTTCGGCGCACACGTAGTGCTCGTCGGCGTCGGGGAAGATGAGATGGTCGTCCACCGACATGGACTTCTTCATCCAGAAGAGGTTCCTAGTTGTGTCCCTCGGCTCCATGCCGTTGAACACGCCGAAGACGTAGTTGGGGTCACGTTCCCCGTCCATCCACGGGAGGTCCACCAGCCCGGAGTACCAGACGTAATGGTTGGCGGCGTTCAGGTACACCACCCTCTCCGCACGCCAATCCTGACGGATGATTTGGAGGCCCAGCCCGTCGTGGACCACCCGCACCAGTCCGTGCGTGGAGAAGTACAAGCAGTCCTTGCTTGCGCCCTCCTTGATTGCTTCCAGCGAGGCCCGCCAGAAACTCTGCCACTCGCTGTGGGTGAGTCCCACAACCTTTATGGTGCGCATGATGCGCTCCTTTCTGCCCATAAGGGCTGACGTAATGCTTACACGGTATAAGCACTAGAACTAGACGGGACGCCGGTTGCGACGCCCAGTTGTCCTGTGAGAGTCACAGGCTCGTCGGCTCTCACTTCTTGTCGCGAGGCTTGCGACAGCGGCGGTGGTGACCGCGGTGGTGGCCGTACTCGGTGAGAGGGCCGTTGCCCGACCAGAGGTCGGTGTTGTTGAGGGCGTACAGGTTGCGCATACGCCCGCTGGCCACCTCGTTACCGCCCACCACGCTGGGGGTGGGACTGTCGGGGAGATCACTCTCTCCCCAGACGATGGGGACGATGGCCATCATGGCATCGGCCACGATGTCCACCACCCCATCGGAGTGAATGAGGGCACCGTCGATGACGATGCACTCCTTGCCGTTGAAGAGCATGATGCTCCCCTTTCTGCCCTTATGGGCTGTTGGACACGGCACCGGCTGCTGCGGTGCGTTGTCGTGTGCTGCGTTGTAACGGTTACAACGTGGGGTTGCCCAAACCGGCCCAAACCACAGACCTACCTCTCCCCTCTCTATAGGGAACACATAAGAGGAGGACATAGGAGGAGGTACTCCCATGTCCTAGGGGGTCACAGCCGCTTGTATTGCTATCGCAGCGTGCATCCTCAGCGATATTGCTATCGCCATGTCTGGCACTA